AGCCGCTTCAAATTCGCCGCGTATTCGGGCCAGAACGTCTCTGGGTCCAGGCCCTGCTCACGTACGAGATCGTCGAAGAGCGCCTGACCTCCCCTGACCCGTGTGATGCCGGCCCTGGCTTCTTTGTCGGGCTCGATCAGCGGCATCGGCGGTGGCGTCCATTCCGCAGCGGGCGTGTCTCCGATCGAGCCCGCGATGAATGCGGTCTCCATCGCCCAATCCCAACACGGACCGCAGAACATCGGAATGATCAGGTTCCACCGCCAGTCGTGGACGTTGGCCCAATGGGCGAGTCGTGCCATGCGGGCTGAGCTGAAGTTGACCGCGCTGTAATCGCCGGTCAGCTCCTCATAGGTGATGCCGAGGCCGGCGGCGATCGCGCGGAGCTGCCGCTGATCGAATCGGCCATCGACCGGCCGCGGCGGCGTCGTGAACGTGATGCTCTTGCCGACGGGCAGCTTCTGCAGCGTGCCCGGCTGAATGGTCTCGAGGAGCGGGTCTGAGGCGTCCTTGTCGCCGACCGCGACACCGGTGCCGTCGGTGTCCGTAATGAAACCCGCCAGGCACGCGGCCACTTGCTGCTGCACAAGCGCGGCATCCTCGAACACATCGAAGCCTTTCAGGCGCGCAATCACTGGGGCGTACCAGGTGACCGCGCGGACCTGGCCAGGCCGGCGCTTGCGGTAGACGTGCAACACGCCGTCGGCCGGCACACGCTGCGAGGTCCCAATCAAGCGGCTGGTGCCGAAGCGATTCGCCGAACCGGGATGCTCGGGGAACAACCAATAGGCCACGCGTCGACCCATCGCATCGAACTCGACACCCTGAATGATTTTCCCGCCCTCGCGTGTGGCGATGAGATCGCGCGTCGTATCGAGGTAGTCCCCCTCGAGGACCTGCAGCTGCATCGGGATCGCCAGGCCCCGGTTCGTGACGCGATACCTGCGCACGATGACTTCACCGCTTTCGGCAACGGTTTCCATCACGAGCCGCTGAAGGCCGTAGAAGTCACGCTGGCCCTCGAGATCGCACTGCGTCGAATGGCCCCACGCCTTCCAGAGGGTCCGCGCACGCTTGACGGCGTGGCCGTTCAAGTCGCCGATGGGCTTCGGCATGATGCCCCAACCAACGGTGTTGTTCGCGATCACCTGCTTGCCGCGCTCCGCCCACGGGTTGTTCCTGATGAGATCGCGCGCGTGATCACGGAGCACCGGAAGAGCGGCGGCGTTCGCCGCATTGACGTCCGTCGACATGCGCGTCCATCCGTCGGTGCGTCGTCCGCCCTGTGCGGCCTCGTAGTGCGCGTAGGTCAGCGCGAGCGCGCGAGCTCGCAGCCGGCGCGCGGCAAACTGCGGGGCCACTGAGAGCAGCGCGCGGTCCAATCGGCTGAGCGTCATGCGTCGAATCCTTTCGTGATCCCGAGGCGGACGAAGCTCGGCGTGCCAGCGCTCGCGTTGACCGCTTGCTGGGCCGTCCCAAGCGCCGCGAGCATTTCGTCAGTGCTCTGGTACTCGACTTCACGGTCTGTGTACCGCACTCGTCGCACACCGCTCGCGATCGCGGCCTTCAGGGTGTCGACGTCGGCCTGTGTCCATGCCATCGGATCTATCGTCCTTTCTTGAACCAGCTCGGTTTCGGCGAAATCCACGGCCCCTGCCGAGCGTGCCCTGCCGACGGGACTGGTGCTGGGGAGCTCGGCGGCGGCACCGGCGACGCCGGTGGCGGTGGAGGCTCGTGAGAGACGGCGCTCTCGAGCTTCGCCCAATCGGATTCAGCGAAGCGATCGATGCCGACGACGGCGGCCGCCGCGCGTGCGCCGACTCGACAATCGAGGAAGTGATTCTCCCGCCCGGGTTGCAGGGTCCAGACGTACACGATGAAACCCGTGTGGATGCGCTGACCGACCAGGCGTTCCGCCGTGAGCTGCTTGAAGAACTCTTCGTCGTACTGCGGGAAGTGACAGTAGCCCGGTGGATCGCTGTCGCCGGCGGCGCGCGCCGTGTCTGTCGGACGTGGCAGCTTCAGCCAGCCATAGAGCTCGCTCTTCGCGACCGGGGTGCCGATCGGCCAGACACGGTGGCCGATGCGCTTGCCGCTGGCCGTGACGAAGAGTTTCGCCGGCGTGCCAATCAGCAGGCCTGCGCGATCCGTCCCCTTCGTGGCGATCACACGAGCGCTGCCGTGCCGCCGCGCGTAGCTATACACCGTCTGCGTCCGAAACCCGCTATCGACCGCCGTCCGCGCAATCGCGAGCTCCGCGCCAGACACGTGCCGGAACGTGCGAGCGAGCACCGCGTCGAGCTTTACCCAGGGCCCCGACGTCGTTTCGTCCGCGGTGTCACCGGGGATGGAGAAGGCATCGATCGACCACGAGCGCTTCCCGCGCCCCCAGCCCACCACTTCGTAGACCAGGCGGTCTTGCTGCACGTCGACGCCAGCGGTGAGGAAGAGCACGCCCTCCGGGCATGTGCCGATGGCGTAGCTCTCACGCCGTTCGTAGAGCCGCTCCCACTCGGGCGCTTCCCCCTTGTCCTTCCACGTCTCACCCAGAACCGTGTTGACGTAGGTCTTCAGCGACTCGACGCCCTCACGATTCGCCGCGATGTATTCGGCTGCGAGCTGCGGCCACGTGGCGTTCGGGGAGTAGCTATACGCGGCCCAGATGTGAAAACTCGCGTGCCCGGTGAACAGCGCCGCGGCACACCATTCCCCGCGGGCGATGATGTCGCGTTTGTCCCGCTCCTCGATGACGCCGCCGCAGACGCTACAGACGAAGTGCGCGTCTGACCCGTCAGGCGCGTCCCACATCATGAAGTGGCCGACGGCCTTGCCGGCGCCGTCGGTGCTTTCACGGCGGAACACGAAATAGTCCATGTGTCCGCACTGCGTGCAGGGCACGTAGTACCGACGCTGATCGCCGGCGGCGAAGAGGAGCTCGATGCGGCTCGCGCCGGCGAGCGTCGGCGTGCTGCCCGCCGCGACTTTCCGGTTCCAGTAGTACTCCGTGCGTCGGATGGCGAGTTTGACCTGATCACCTTCATTGCCGACGCTGGGCGCGTAGCCGTCGACCTCGTCCAGCAACAGCAGCCGGCGCGACACGCGTCGAAAGCTGCTCGCGGTGGTCGACGCCACGATCTGCAGGATGCCTCCGACGAATCGCATCAGGAGGAGCGTGTTCCGGAACGCCGCGAACCGATCCGTCAGCACGGGCACATCGCGAATCAGCGGCGCGATCTCTTCCTTGCTGTAGCCCTTGGCATCAGGCAAGGTCGGTTGGACGACCATGATCGGGCACGGGTCCTGGTCCACGTGGTAGGCGATCGCCGCGCCGATCACCTTCGTGTAGCCGACACGCGCGGACTTCATCACCGTGATCTGGGTGACAGCGGGATCGGTGAAGCAGTCCATCATCTCCCGCTGATACGGCAGCGTGTGCCAGCGCCCGGGATCCGCGGCGGACTCGACTGAGAGGTAGTACTTCTCGTCCGCCCACTCCGATAGCTTCAGCCGCGGCGGCGGCCGCCACGCCGTGAGGGCACGATCGAGCAGCTCGTCGACATTCGCGGTGTCGGCGATCACACGCGTCCCCTCCGATTCCGCAGCGAGGACACGAGGCTCTGGGCGGCGGCAGCCACTTCCGCTTCAGCCGCTCGCTGGAGTTCAAGCTGCGACGGCTTGACAGGGACCGCGCTGAGGCGGCGCTTCAGATCCTCGCGGTGCTGTTGTTGTCCGAGCTCGCGGCGCAGCCGCCAGTGTTCGAGTATCGGCGTCAGACACACGTTCGCCTTCGACAACTCTGCAATCGCGTGCTCCAGGAGCATGGACAGCTCGCGGTTCTCCTTGCCGATCGCGATAGCGACCGCGATGTCGTCAGGGTGGCTCATGAACTGACCCTTTCCGGGACGAGCTCCTCGAGGGACTCCCTAACGACGTCGTCGAGCGCCGAGACATCGGCGAGCGCCAGGTGCGGCAGACGTTGCTTCGCCTTGGTCGGCAGGCCCAGCAGCTTCGTCCGGCAGGTGGTGAAGATCTCGACGATGCGCGCCTGGATGGCGGCCGCGTCGACGAGTTCGCCGGCGGCCCGCTTGTAATCGAGTTCCGCCTTCAACGCCCGCCAGTGCTTCTCCCGCGTCGAGGCGTCTGCCATGGAACCTGGCTGTGGTTCGACGGGCACGAACGGCAGCACCTTCGACTGCGCCGCGGCTGACTTCACAGCATCATGCGCCCTCGAGAGATCGGTGTTCGCGGCCCACTCCTTGTCGGCGAGCGCGACGTCGCGGATCCAGGCGACGCCGTTGATCACAATCAAGGAGTCCTTGAGTCGGTCACTCGCGATCGCTTTCGAGACCGCGACTCGACTCACATTACGATGCCGCGCATAGCTCGCCTGCGATGTGTGCCGTGGCAGGGCCGCCTTGACGGTGCGCGCGCGCTTCTTCGGAACGATGGTTTTCTGTTTCCGAGCCACCATGTCAACCGTTAACTGTTAACTCTCAAAAACCTTCCCAGTGAGCGCTGTCGGGGGGGCCGAAGTGCCCGCCCGCGCCGCGGCGGCGGAAGAACCTATGGCACGGGGCGCCGTTGGTACGCGATGTGCTTTGCAGCGCAAAGACGCAGCGCATGTCGGACACGCACACGCGCGTTCGTCCTCGTTGGTGATCTCGATGAACGCTTTCATCATGGTGTGACTCGCTTCTGATCGCGCACGTGATCGAATCGCACGAAGCCGACGTACCAACGCTTGCCGAATGCAAGTCCGTAGAATTCGAGTCCACGCCACGCGCCGACCATCTTCCTCAGCAGGACGTAGCCCACGAACGTGTTCACGATGGTTGCAACTCGCCGTCGATCATCTTCATCGCGCAGTCCTCAGCGTGAAATCAGCGGCCTTGTTGAACTCGGTGGCCATGTGCGTGCCGGCTGTCCGTTCCGCCACGGCGAAGAATGCGAACCGCTTGCGATACGTCGGGCGATTGCGCATCTCCAGGAAGATGGGCCGCACCGTGTTGCCGAAGGCGAAGTGATAGCGCGCATAGATCCCGCGGCCTTTGCCGCCTGGATTCCCGTAGAAGAACGTTCCGCCACGAGCTCGCTGCCGACGGCTCTTGCGGCGCCGCGAATGCTGCATCGGATCAGCGGAGGCCCGCAGCTGCGAGAGGATGCGCGTGTACATCCCTCGCTGCACGTTTCCGTAGGCGTCACGCGGCGCACCGCTCGCCGGCACCAGCTGCTTGCCCTTCGAGAGATAGCCCGCGCGCTGCAACGATCGTTCGAAGCGTGTATCGCTGCGCTCGCCACCGTGGACCTGCGGCAGGAGGTACTTGCCCGCCGGCGTGCCCTTCGGCGCGAAGTCCTTGAACCAGACCCGCGCTTCCTGGCGATCGCGGGTCGCGCCTTGGATGTAGAGGGCGTTCATCGTGAACGGCGTCGGTCGATCGAAGACGCCGCGCATCGTCTCGAGCTCGGCGCCCTTCACGTGCTTCGCGGTCTGCGTGAGCGCCATCGCCGTCGCGAACGCCCATTGCCTCGGCTGAAGCGCTGACAGCGCGGCCTTGACGGTCCGGCTGTCCCACTGCGCGCGCACGCCGTAGGTCGCGCTGCTCATGGCTCGCCTCGCCGACGTCGCTGCGCCGCGAGCCAGCGGCCGATGTCGTGGACGTCGTACCGCACGCGGCCCGCAACCGAGATGTAGCTGGGCCCTTTGCCGCTCGAGCGCCAGTTGGCCAGCGTCTTCACCGTGATCTCGATGTCGAAGCTGCGCACCAGGTAGGCGACGAGCCAGTCAGGGCTGACGAATCGTTCGGGTTTCCCATTGGGGGATCGAGTCGTGGACTGATCGCTCGCGGCTGGAGTTCCGGGAGTGTCGGTCGCGTTCGCCACGAACATCTCGTCGTGCCGCGTCGAGCGAAACTACTGTGCGTGCTCGAGTGGAGCTGAGAGGG